CGATGTGCGCTACTTGCGCACAATTCGCGTTCTCCCTGTGGATGGGTTACTTCAGCACGGTCAATGTAGCCCCGTGTAATAAGGGGGGCACTACATACCGCACCGTCTACGCTACCTATTAAGGTATTCCGTAGACGTTCCGTGACTCATTATTTAAGTTCCCTGTATTGGGTAGGGTCAACCTTTGCACGGTGGATATATTCCGTGTTCGACTTTTCCGTGTGTGCTTCTATACTTTCGCCCCCGTTATCCGTCGGGGACTACTTGACACACAAAGGTTAGAAGGTAGGGCATTTGCCGTTGTTCTAACGTCGTAGGCTAATGAGACACTATGTACGCACCTGATGGTGTCGTATCGTTCGCCGCTATATAGGAGCCTTTGCCCCGTCGACGTCTGACGCCGTCAAAGTTAGTGACGTGTTTTCGACAATACCAAAAAAAAACTGATAATGTCGATAGAGAGTTGGTCGAATTTGCTAACTCATTGAAAATCAGCACCCATTCACTGCGATATTTTCGATGAACCGATGTATAATATCGATGTGCCCCCGTTGGTTAGTTTGTTGTTAGTATTTGGAATAAACGCAATATCAACACAAAGGAATTGAAATAGTAATACAAACAATGCCCAGACCTATCGGTAGTGGGGGGAATAGACAATGGAACGGGGGGCGGTATTGTACACGGTTTCTTTCGGTCAATGCAATGAATGGCAACACAAAAGGGGGCGCCGCAAAGTTGTAAGTCGCTGATAATCAGGGGGATAGTACTGTTACTATTGCAATTAAAAAGCTGAAAAGTCCTGGAAATACAAATACTAACACAAAACGCCACCAAGTCGAGTCGGTTTCGGTCGCCGCCGCCAACGCCGCGTAAATTATATAATCCCCGATCTCTGTTGTTCAAACCTTTTTTCTCACCCCTTCTTCGGTATTTACTTCAAAAGCTGTTTTCTTGTGCCCTCCTGGTGGATTTCCCCTCTGAATTCTCTCGACGAGTTTTGTACAGTTGGGAAGTTGTAGAAAAAAAAGAGAGGAATGTGCCATAGTTTTAGACAATTGTCTATTTCCCTTGTTCATACTACGTCTATATCCCAGGATTTTGTCTGTTGTGCGTCTATTACAGAGGGGGATTTGACAATGTCAATTTTTTGGTGTAACTTTGACTTAGAGAGACGGATAAATGGGGAGGTTGACACAGTGAACCTACGAAATTTGGGTGGCTCTTTTGGTGAATACGGGTCACTTGTGCACTGACCTGAACTGATTCCTTGGTGTTCGAGGCAGTGGTAAGGATTATTATCTTTACTACATGAAAATCAAGAAGTTGCAAGACGGGGGTTACCCTACAAATGTCAGGGAGTTGCTTGATGCTCTCAGCTACGATCTCCGCCCCTCTACCATTGCACCTACATCGCAAGATGAGGACATCCGCACTAACCAAATGCGCAGGACGACACCCCCAGAACCTGCGCGTCCTGACTTGCGTAACTACACCCCACCCACACAAAGGTCAATTGGTGGGGGTCAAAGGTTCTATAGCGCAGAAGAACAGCGTCAACGCGAGTTTATGCGCCCTGGGGGGACTGCAGACCAGATGAAATCGCAGATGGGGGAGTTTGCTGCAGGTATGACGCCAATACTAGGGGACCTGATGGAGGCAGGGTACATCGGTCGCGATGCCTACAACCAGGATTATGATGCAGCAGGACTAGGGGCACTGCTTGCACTGCTCCCTGGGGCTATGGGTCGGTATGGCGCTGATGCGTACAAGGCTATCAGAGGACGTGTCCTCCCCACCCCGACGGAAAGTCAGTTGAGTGGTATGTACCGTCAAAACTCCCCTACTGCCAACCTAAACACCGACTTGAAGGCTGGTGCTGATAGGCAAGGGATTGCTAGGCCAATAGATAACCTCGCAACAAGCAACATTGCAAATATGCAACGGAAACAAGTTTCTATGTTGTTTGATGACACTCTCGATCCTGCAATCCAGCAGCCCCTCATTGATGAGATGATTGAAGATGGGATGTTGAAGCCAGGGGCTACTCTACAAGATGCACGCGACCTAGTCAACAAGGAGATCAACAATGTGGAGATGATGTATGGGTATGGACATGGTTATGGGTATGTGGATGGTAGCGAGGAACCCTTTACGGTAATGGGGTATGGTGAGATGTATCCTTTGAGTGATCGAGAGATCGTCAGCGCAGCAAGCCGCCGTGGCGGGATGCCGTTGGAGGAGTCTCTACGTCGTGGCAATTTGGCTGCTAGTGACGTGCTACAGGATTTACAAAAACAAATTGATGAGCTAGAGTTCGATGCTATCAATGGGCCTCTTGCAGATCGCGCAACTGCTAAAGCAAAGCTTGATGCACTAAAGTCCGAAAGGGAGGATATAGTTAGGGCGGCAGTGCAATATACGGATGACATGGACGATGCAGCTGTGGTTCGGATGGCGCTACAGGCCGTTCAGGATTTCCGTAACCAATATGGCCGTATGCCAAGTGACAACTACATGCGCGATATGATTGATCGCATCAACCAGCTTCGCGTGGGCCTATCCCCTGAAGACTTAGCTTCACCAACTATGCGTAACGAATACGGTGGTAAAATCCCATACAAGATTAAGAAGAAGTAATGCTGAGTAAGAGTAGGCGAAAGGGGACGCAAATAAAAAAGAAGCGAATCCCTAAGTACAACGACGGTGGTCGCCCAACGAATGTTACAGAGCTACTTGATTACTTAGATAGGTATCAGGGTCAAACAATGATCCCGACTTCTGATCCGTACAATCTACCAGTAACTCAGGTCAACCTCCCTGCAGCTGAGGTCATCACAGACAGGTCAGATCCAACTTACGTCAACGCTATGCTGCCTGAGCGTATCGCCAGGACAGAAGGGGATTTGGCTGCAGTGTATCGCAACCTGGGGAGCCAAGGTGTGACTGACTACCTGGATATGACCCAGGGGGTAGTCGACGCACAGAACAGAGGGTATGAGGCTATCGAGCTTCCCTTGTACTTCACTCCTTTTGGGACCCCAGCACTGATCAATCGCATGCTGGCTGATGGGGTGGATGCCGACGATCTACCCAGTATAGTGGCAGCAGCTTCGAGTGCAGCAATGCGTAAGATGCCGAGTGGTCCTGCTGTTGGCGGGGTGCTGCGTGAGGGGGCTGAAGATGTACGCAACTTCTTCCGTCGTATGATGGGGAAGGACCCTAAGTACACGGCCCGAACGTCCGATATCGTAGACCAGCCTGGACGTATGGCAAGTGAGATGGAAAGATTCGCTTCTGGCTTGACACCTGAAGGGGCTCGCAGAATGGATATGCTGGGACGCCGACCGTCCTCCTCTGGTATGTTCTCTGCAGCGGAAGAGGCAGCGGTAGAAGCCGAAATCCTTACTGGAGAGGAGGCTGTCCTGGGGCGAAGGGGTTTGCCAGGATCTCCAGAGATGGCCCGCATCGAGGGGCAAAACATAAGCTTCAGGCGTAACCAAAATCAGGGCCAAGAAATGGCACGCGAAGCGGCCAGTAAGATGCCGTACAAAGTGCTTCGGGACATGACCGAAGCAGATTATCAGGCTCTTGCTCCATCTGGAGATGAGCATCGCGCGACTGCATTTATCAATGAGCTAGGCAAAATACAGCATCGTCAGCATGCTGATGTTTACGGAAACACAACTCAACCTGTTCAGCAGATTCCTGCTTTGATGATTGGGGGCGATTTGGAGAAGCGTGCGAATAAACAGGGGATGATTCCGAAGGACCAGCTCGCCCAGTTCCTGGAGAAAGGGGGGTTGAGTACGTTTGACAAAGCTGTATTGGAACAAGCCATGATGGAGCTAGGTACGGTACCTGGCAAAAAGGGTAAGGAGTTTTACAACCTCCGCGACCTGCGCAACTTCGCCGCAGCAAATTTGCAGGAGCGCTTCTCTCTTGATGAAACAGACAGTTATACTGACTACGGCACAGGAAATCTTCGAGGTCCCAAAAACGAAATTCAGAGTATTGGAACTAAATTGATAGTCGCCAATCGGGAAAGTGAAATAGGCAAGAGCTACATTGGTGCAAGCTCTGGACATTGGAGAGAAATTTCACCAGACATTGTCGCTCACTACCGAGGGTTTGTACGAGGTGGCAACTTGGCTGATACAAGAACCCTGTACATCTCAGAGATGCAGTCAGATGTCGCTCAAAGCGGCAGGTTCCTCAAAGATTCTTATGACTACGTCAAAGACTTCCCTCAGGATATTATGCGACAGGCTCCAGATGAAAACGGAGTTATGCGGTATACGTATCAGTTCCCAGATGACGCCTATGATAGTGCCCGACGCTATGCATTCCGTAATCTACCTGAAGCCCGCAACCCGCACGAGCTCTTCTTTAATATGCCTGTAGAATTTGATATCGAGGCCACAGCACCGAGTGGATACGATGATGTCATGGAGCAGATAAAGGACGTACTGGGTGATGGTGTGATTACCCCAGAGAACGAGTTCTTGTACGACGTCAATTACTGGATGGGTTTGCAGGGGCAAGTCAGAGACCTGTACAGAACATATCGGGATCTAAATAAGAACAGCAAGGGGATAGCTCGCAGGTTCTACCAAGAAGCAATAAAAGTGTGGCAGGATGGTCACCCAGGCCTTGAGCTTGAGTGGCTCGATTCTACTAGTCCTGACCTCAGTAACATAGCTATTGATATGGAGATAGCCATCGAAGACATTATAGAGGCGTTGCAAAAAAATGATGTCAATCCACCTGGCACTTTTACAAACGCCTACATCCAATCTTCATATGATCAGAGCCTGGAGGTCTTGAAGGATCTACTAGAGAGGCAGCAGGGTTATGACGCGGAGATGGCCATGGTCTTTCACGACGGGACATATCGTGATATGGAAATTGGTAGTGAGTACCCTGCCCAGGATGAAAAAATCCAGAGTCACTTCGTTAAGAACCAGGACGAGTTTCTACTTAGCCAGATCATTCAACAGAATAGTCAGTATAAGGCAATTAGATTCCCGACAGGACAAACGACAGGAATCATACAGGGTTTCTTTAGAAGCCCCGTAAGGTTCGAGCAGGAGATCCAGAGAACCAGAGAATCCATCGAGCACCTAAGAGGGGACGTCACAAGAGCCAATAACCTAATCGACAATCCGGAGGGGGGTATTGAAGGTTTTAAGTCTGTGTTTCAAGATGGATCTACGACTTACTTTGGAGATCAAATTGATGCTCTAGGCCCAGTCACTCAGGAGCTTCTTTTTGGAACTAAGATCGTGGGTGACTCTGGAAAACCACGATTTACAGATATCGAAGGCTACACACAACGCACTCCCGATGGCGCTACAATGGCCGACCCAGTTCTGGATCGGGTGGTGTATTATCCTGGCAATACTGAGTCAGCCATTTATGAAGGCAAGGTGTCTCCTCAAATGCAGAAGGATGTACACTTGTACAACTTCATGACGTTTGTAAATGCATTCCAACAGGGTCGTGTCAGAACCAACATTGCGGATCTCCGTGCTCAAGAGTTTAGAGAAGCAGCCGAATACGTAGCGAGCACCTTACCTAGGGAGCCAGGCCGATTGCACAGTAATGTCAATTACGTAATGCAAATCTATGCTGTGGATCCTAAATACCCTGGAACTGGCCAGGATATGCTTGGCAAGTATGAGCGGTTCAAGGGCTCTTCAGACATGGACCTAATAATCGATACCCTAATCGATCGTGTGGAGAGCTTTGCGAATTCGAACCCTCATGATTTTACTGGAATCCCACAAATCCCTAGGCTTGAGGCAGAAGCATATCTAAATGGCGACTTCCTTGAGCACCCAGCGTATAAGCTGTACATAGATGCTAATGATCCTGGTGGGCTGCTATTCCAGAAAAAAGTGATAGATGAGTTCTCTAGCCACTTGGCCTATAAGGGGCATTTCAATCCTTGGAAGTTTGGCGACGAGCTCAACTTCTCTGTGGGAGACTTGGTTTACCACTACATCGAAAACTATGGTATCATGCCCTCGAACTCGGCGAGTCAGATTGCCAAGAATCAAAAGGCAAAGCAGCTGACGGAACTGACGTTCGGTGAGGGTAGTCATAGGAGCCTGGGATGGAATTCTGGGTTTGGGGGTGGTTACGGTGAGTCGCAGAAATTGATTTTTATGCCTATTGCGCAGACTCCTGGCGGTCCGCAACGGGCAGGAGCAATGATCCAAGAACTTGGTTATATGGTTACCGAGTCCGAACTCCAGGATTTCCTAGCTCAAAAAGCAGTAGAGCTGAATAAGTTGGGTGGGGCCATTGGTGATAACGCAGCTAGTATTCGAGGTTTAATTAGTTTCCGAACCGGAATTGAAAACTTAGGGTATTCTTTGAAAAGAGGCGCTATTTCCCATGGTGATATCGGATCGCAACAGACGCACCTTCAGTCACAGGAGGACCAGTTGCGAGCTATTCTAAATGGTGAGGGTATACGGGACGATCTGAAGACGGTCATGAACAGTTATGATCGCCTACCTAAGATTGCTAAAAAGATGGGTTACAATCTAAAGCCAGTCACTGACCAGCACGGAAATGAATGGTTCGAGCTCAAGGTACCTAAGTCCATGCAGCGGGGGGAAGGCGAAGTACGAGGCTATAAGTATGGTGGTAGGGTGAGAGTAAAGAAGCGCAAACCTATGAAAGTAATCAAGCGATGAACAGAGAAGAAGAGTGGGATGCCCCAACATTCCTAGACAAGAAGAAGCTCCAGGAGACGGCAGAGAAGCTGAAGAGTGGGGAGATCACCTGCAACCTGGACTCCCCAGAGGATTGCGAAAGCTGTTCAGGATGAGACTAAAGAAATATGAACACGGAGGCAGGCATGGAAACTGGCCACCAGAAGGTGCTGAGGATGCCTTCCCTACGTCTGTAGCTACTAGGCAAGATAGTCTAGATGCATATTATGCGGCTGAACATCTGAACACCGTCCTAAATATGTGGGAGTACACAACGTCTGCAAATACAGATCCTGGGACACTCTACAAGATGGCACAACATCTAAGAAGGGCTAGAGGCAACTATTCGGATGCGGAAAAAAAAGAGTACGAAGATGCTCTTGTTAATTTTGATGCAGCCTATAAAGCTTCTGGTAGGATACCAACAATAGATGACTATTATGGGATATTCAACAATACGACTGAGGGAGACGTAACGAGAGTAAGGGAGATGACTACTGGAGTTATAAATCCTAGACTTGGCCTTGGGTATTATGACACTGGGATTCAACCGCAAGGATTAATTACTGGAGAATCCGACATAGCCCCTGTTGTAGACCCCATGGTGCATCGAGAAATTATGCCTTCATGGGAGAAAGAGACCACTGATCAATATGATATTATAGAATTCCCTTACTACGATCCTCTAGCTGTAAAACCCTATGACCTCCTCACGGAAGAAGAAAAGAAGCAGCGTAGGGAAAAGTATGGTCCCGAACCCTGGGAGGAAAAGAAGAAAGAGAAATTTAAAGTTGTAAAGCGGGATCCTCCTCCGAAACCCGAACCCGAACCTGAGCCAGATCCTGCCCCCAAACCAGCCCCGACTCCTGAACGTAAGGTTAGAGTGGTCAAGGCGCCCACTGGCAGGCAGCCAGAATATTTATTCAAGGCCGCAAATACTGGAGCTAGGGGGAGCACTAGGACAGGCCAGGTCCCTTACGCCATTAAAGAGTGGGACGACAAAAGAAAACAGTGGAGGGTCAGAGACCTTGGTGAAGAGGAGATTCAAAAGTATCGAGACAAATACGAGATTGAGTCATGACTTTAGTAATAGCAATTCTGGTTGGTATGGCACTGCTTACTGCGTACACCCTGTCTAAGGTAGAAGATTAATATGGTTATATTTGTACAATGGCAGTCCTAACGGTAAAACTATACGAGGAGCTTGAGCTGAATGGCAGGGAACGCGGGAGTGAAGTTTCTATTGATGTGGCAAACATCACAGAGACATTCCATCGGATCATGGACATTGGCACAGCCGCTTCTCAGACGATCCTTCAGATGGACGCTACGGCAGCAAACGCAGCTGGAGGGACGCTTTTGACTACGAACGTAGCATACTTCCGCATCACTAACCTGGATGCTACGAACTATGTGGCGATCACAATCCAGAATGATAGCACAGAGGAATACATGGTAAAGCTTGACGCAGGCGAGAGCTACGTCTTGTTTAACAGTAAACTCGACGCCAATGCTGCTGGCGATGCAAGTGCAGCGGCTGGTAATCTCACAGACATAGATAACATCCTAGCACAGGCAAACACAGCGTCTTGCCAGGTCGAGGTATTTGCAGCACTGACATGAATATTACTTACTCTGACGGGGGTCCACGTCGTCAACTTCGCAAACAGCAGCGAGAGACTAGAAGGGCTCAGCGTCGTTTTATGAAAGACTCTCGGAGAGAAGCCAGGCGTTCGGACAGGGAGGGCCGCGACGTGGAGTCTCCTCTTCGTTACGGTGGTGGCGGAATGTACTACGCTGACGGAGGTATGATGGGGGGTGATCCCCGACGCATGGCTATGGGGAGGGATCCTCAGACTACCGACAATTTCTTTGCTCAGAAGGGTATTGAAGCAGAGCTTCGTAAGATGGCCCGCCAGGAGCGCCGCGCTGCAAACCGTGAAGGGCGCCAAACAGGCATGTTCCCCGCAGAGCCGCAGGAGGTAGATTTCTTGTTGGAGGGTCTGGGCAATGATCGCTTTGAGCGCGAGCGGATGGTGAACAAGGGTTTCATGAATGAGTCTGCTCGTATGCTGGCTCGTCAGGCCCTGGCTGGACTGTTGGGGTATGGGATCTCACAGTACAGCAAGACGCCTAAGACAGTGCAGCGTCCGATCGGAGCGTCTGGTCAGACCTATGATGTTGACCTCAATGCTCTGCAGCGTCTTGGTATGATGTTGGGATTGGGGCCAGACTGATGAAAGTACGCAAGTATGACGATGGCGGTGTGTTTCGCAGAATAAAGAAACAGCGTAGAAACGTAGCACCATCAAACCCTAGGTTCTTACCCTCCTCGCAGATGGAGGGGGAAATGGAGGAGGAGGAAGAAGAAGAGGAAGAAGAGGAGGCTCCCCGCCCTAAGGTTGTAAATCGAAATTCTCTTATGCGTAGGGTAAAACAGAGCGTAAGCCAGAAGAGGAATAAAGCGAAGGGGAGGAAAACGTCATTGTCTTGTCGAAACCCTAACTGTTGATGCCCAATAAGTTTTATCACAATCCTAGACTGAAGAGATATGAGCGACTTAAAAAAGATGCAGCTGGAGGTAGTAAGGTTCAGTTCGGAAGTGGACTCGACCAACGGAGCATTGTTCGACATATCAAACGGCACCAGGACTTTCCTGTGCTACACTCTGGAAGACGAGCATCGTGATGAAAAGGTCAAAGGCGAAACCCGCATCCCAGCTGGGGAATACTCAATTTCTCTTCGGAGGGTTGGTGGCCTCCACAAGAAATATGCTAGTCGATTTCCTACTGTTCACAAAGGAATGCTGTGGGTTCGTGATGTACCTGGCTTTGAGTATATTCTCATTCATTGCGGCAACACTGATGAGGATACTGCTGGATGTCTGTTGCTGGGCGATACACAAGAGAATAATCAAATAAAAAAGAATGGTTTTGTTGGCCACAGCACTCGCGCTTATTTCCGCGTATACCCTTACATACTTGCTGCTCTGGAGAGAAAGGAAGAGGTGACGATCAAGTACACTGACTTTGACACAGCTTATTGATTATTCTTTATATTTGTGCCATGTTAGATTTTATCATCGAAAACTGGGGTGCGCTGCTTCTCGGAGCTATGGCTTTTATTAAGGTCGTGGTCAACATCACCCCGACGGAGACTGACAATCAAGTATTTGGATGGTTTGACACCCTCATAAATATGATTGTGTCAGACCGTATTAAGAAGCAGTAATGCCAAGCCTCGGCCTTGGTGCGAGTTTGGATCGTGGAGGAGCGGTTCCAGAAGTAGTAAGTCCATACACGACGTTCAGGACGTGGGAAAACGACGCTAATCTCATAAGTGCTACTTTAGGCTTCCGACCGAATTCTTGGTCGACAACTCAACCTTCGCTAAGTTTTGAAACGGCTGCTTTGGATGGCGAGACGGACTACGCTAAGCTCGTGGTAAACGCAACCCAGACAGATACGTGTCAGTGGCGGGCCCCTAGTAGTGCTTTGGTGCCTGACGGCGGCAGCACCTTCATCAACTTTGCAGACTATACCAAGTGGAGGGTGCAAGCCAAGTTGTACTGCATTCTTGACTCCAGTAGAACTCAGATTACATTCACTACTTCCTTTGGGACTACAGAGCAGGATAAATTCCAAACTACGCTGCAGGACCAAACTTGGACCACCATTGACGTAAGCGGGGAGACGATAGGTATGTTTAGTTCATTCTTCTACCTGTACGAGTGGGATCGGTTTTTCAACTTCCCTATAGCTGGAGAGTCTTATTATATGAAAGACGTCAAGTTGTCTTTGGGCTAAGCTCGTTGTAGAACCGCTGCACCATAAGCCTAGCCTTTTGCGTTAAGGCGTATCGCACCCTGTAGTTGTACTTGGTCTCTTCTCTGAAGAGGTGATCCTCCCTGACATCGGAGGGGGTAAGCTTATCAAACACTTTGTGTATGTACCCTTCTCTCTGCAGGGGGTATACGATGGTGTCCTCCAATTTCTTTTTGCTGTACCCATACTCTTCCTGAGCGTACTTGAGAGTCCAGAACTCCAGGTCGTATGCCCACAGTAAAAAGTACATCTCTTTTTGAAATAGATCGTACTTGTCCTGGAAGCGTAACAGACTGGACCTCAGGTTCTTGAGGTGGTTCTTGTTTACGTATCTTTGTTGTAATCGAGAATGCTCTCGAAATATCTTTTTTTTGGAAGCTGGCATGGACGATCTGACGCGAAAGGAGTTGTTTCTAGTGGAGATGCAGAAGGTTCACAAGATAGTGGATATGCTGGTGAATAAGTATGACCTGCAAGGGCAGGTGATCAACGTGATGCTCACTGGCATGTTGTCTACAGATGAATTTGATGACCCAGTTTTGAAAGCGGTGTTCTCTCTAGATGTAGAGAGCGAGGATGTTTTGGATGAGGTGTTCGATTTTTTGCGGTTCTCGTATGTCTTCCCTGCAGAGGAGGATGTTGAATTCGATAGTGAAAACTGGTACAAAGAGATCATAGATGGTCTTAACGAGCAAGACGGGTTTGACCCATCTTGCAATTGATGAATGGAATAATCAGAAAAATCATAATCGGTCCGAACCCAAAGGACGCGATGGCATATTACCTAGGTATGCGCGTAGGTGATGGGAGTGTATCGACGATCGTCTTAGACGAGGAGCATCTGCATAGGTATGGTCGCAGTAGGTACTTAATCTACATCGGTGTCGATGGGGGTCAGTCTCTCTGGAAGGCGATCGATGGTCTCCCGTGTTTACTTGAGTTTGATTTGAATTTCTAATGGATATGCTGCATTACTTTGTGGTGAAGCTAGACAAGCTGCTGCAAGACGAGATTAAGCTGGGTGACCAGAATATCTACATGGAGACTAAGTTCAACGAGTTTGAACATAGGGTGTGTGAAGGGGAGGTGGTGTCGGTACCGAAGAAGTACGACACCCCTGTCAAAGTAGGGGACACATTGTACTTCCATCATTTGGTGGTCATCAATGGGGGGATGCCTTTTGCAGACAGGGAGGGGGAGTACTTGGTAAGCTACGATCCTGATGTCACCATCAACTGCCATGCTTTTGCGTACACCCCGAAAGGTGAGGATGATGTCATACCATTGTCTATGTGGTCTATCCTTCGCCCACACCAGGAGGAGATAGTGGATCGCACGCAGCTGTGGACAGAGGTGCGACTAAAGGATGCTGATCCAGATCGTGGAGTTCTTGCGTATCGAACGTATATGCACAAGGACCTGGGGATTGAAGAGGGTGATGTGGTTGTTTTCCCTAGCAAGCTGCGTTACGATTTTAAGGTCAACGACGAGACGATGTACCGAGTACGAACCGAAGACTTACTGTATGTCCAGAAAGCAATTCACCACGATTGATGCTGCTCGTCGGTTGATGGCTTCTATGGAGGTAGCTATCAACAATATGATTGAGGAAATCAAAAAGCCTGTAGACAAGGAGATCAATGGTAGCGCTAGAAAGGCTGAGCTTCAGTCTATTAAGCAGACGGCTATAGATTGTAAAGAACTTCTTGTTGAAAGACAGCGGCTGGAGCAGATGATGAAAGATCTTACTTTGAGCGGAACCATGACAGAGGATAAGGATTACTCTGGTGGTTTTGCAGAAAGATTTTCAAAATGAGTTGGCAAGCAAAAGGTTGGGATAAACTGATGATGTCCCTGGAAGACAATGAGTGCATCACCTGGGATGGATTCGAAGACGCTCTTATAGGTATCACTGTGGGCATTGAGCCTGTTGCGGTGTATGACCATGACAGGATGGTCGAGGTCTGCATGAAGCGGGATGAGATGAGTCAGGAGGAGGCGCTAGAGTATATCTCATTCAATACTACTGGGGGGTATCTAGGCCCAAAGACCCCAATAGCTATAGAGGTAGATTCTGAAAGACAGAACAAGCCAATATGAGGAGCGTCTGTTTCTTCATGGTGTACCACGGACGCCCCGCATTGACTAAGATGGCATTGGATGATATGCAGGGGGCGATGCAGTTTTTCAGTTACGATGGTCACGATGTTGTAGGGTTAGCTATAGGGGAAAGCTACGATGTAGCACAATTCTGTGCGTCACGCGGTATCCAGCACGAGATGTTTGCTAATGACCCTGTATCCAACAAGTTCTCCTATGCGTGGCTACGTGCCATCCAGATGGGGTGCGACTACATTGCTTGGTGGGGGAGTAACAATGTGCATGGGGCAGGTTATCTAGTGGAGTGCGCTGGGGTTTTAGAGGGTAAGAAGGTGGCGACCTTTGGCACCAAGAACTGTGTTATCATGAGCGCCATGCCAGGCGAAGAAGACACCTGCGTATTCACACCAAGGAATCACTATCTGATTAGCTCTGGCCAGTTCTTCTTGACCCACAGTTTGAGACACTCAGTGAATCCCCTCACGATTTATGATTCTGATCAGACGTTTAATTTCGATGGTAAGGTTATCGATGCCATGGTAGATAAGTGGGGGGAGGACATTATTGAGAACGTCAGCTTCGACGAGGAGGATTGTATTGACGTAAAAAACGGCGTCAACATACACAGCTATTCATCGTATATGGAGGTCGCTGCCTATCCACGGTATCTAAGCAGAGAGGTAATCCGCCACCGTCACCCAAGCTTGGACCTATATTTAGACGGGCATTTTGGTTAATGCTAGTTAAGGTAGAGGGATATGATGAACAGGGCGTGGCGATTTGTGCCAACGGTACGCTGGGCGACCACATCGAGGTCGGTGGGATTGTCATTGTCTTACCCAAGGCGCCTAAGGTCCGAGACATCCTCTTCCATGGTCTTCCCATTGCTGATCAGCATTGGCGGCGCGTTGATCTTCCCAAGGAGTTATCGCGTATACGTTCTATGGATGAGTGGGCGGAGATGCCGAGGGAGTTCAGAGAAAAGTTTCGTCCATACATCGAGGAGGAGTTTCGGCGTAGGCGTGAGGGCGTTTGGTTTTATAATCGAGGTGATGCTACATACATCACGGGTCGTCACTATATGATGCTGCAGTGGGGGCAGCTGGACATCGGTGCCCCTTACTACCTTGATTTCCAGAGAGATATTTTCTTACATTTGGCTGCGTGTGAGGCGGACCCTCGTTGTATCGGACAGCTATATACCAAATGCCGTAGATCAGGATACACCAACATATGCTCTTCTGTCATCGTAGATGAAGCTACGCAGGTCAAGGACAAGCTGATAGGCATTCAGAGTAAGACGGGTAAGGACGCTCAAGAGAACATCTTCATGAAGAAGGTGGTCAACATGTTCCGCAAGTACCCATTCTTCTTCAAGCCTATTCAGGATGGTACAACGAATCCCCGTATGGAGTTGGCGTTCCGAGAACCATCGAAGAAGATCACGAAGAAAAACAAAACAGCACAGGTTGGTGACGCCTTGAATACGGTGATCAATTGGAAGAACACCACAAACAACGCATACGACGGGGAGAAACTTCACCTGCTATACTTAGATGAGGCAGGCAAATGGGAAAAACCAACAGACATAAGAGAGGCCTGGAGGATCCAGCGGACATGTTTGATCGTTGGTCGGAAGGTCGTAGGCAAGGCCATGGTCGGAAGCACCGTGAATCCAATGGGGAAAGGCGGAAGCGAGTACAAAGATTTATGGGCGGACTCGGATCCTCAGGAGCGGAACAAGAATGGGAGGACTAGGTCTGGGTTGTATCGGCTGTTCATCCCAGCCCACGACTCTCTAGAGGGGTTCTTTGATCTGTACGGGCACCCCGTAGTGGACGACCCAAAGGAGCCAGTTGAAGGTATTGATGGGGAGTGGATACACATGGGGGCGAAGACCTTCTTGAAGAACGAGAGGGATAGTTTGCGCGATGATCCTAGTGAGCTGAATGAGATCATAAGGCAGTTCCCATTTACTACAGACGAAGCTTTTAGGGATAGCATTGAGGCTAGTCTGTTTAATATCGGCCAGATCTATGAGCAGATAGAACACAACGATGATCTATTCCCAAACCCTGTGGTGACGGGTAGCTTCACATGGAAAGGTGGTGTAAAGGATACTGAGGTTGTGTTCACTCCAGACCCTAAGGGTAGGTTTAAGGTGGCGTGGATGCCAGAGTCTGGGCAGCGTAATTTGAAAGTATATGAAAGAAACAAAAGGGTGGCGCCTAATACACATCTTGGTTGTGGCGGCGTGGATAGTTATGATCTTGACGCCACTGTTGACGGCAGAGGATCTAAAGGAGCATTGCACTTATACAATAAGTTTAGCATGGATGCTCCTGCTAATATGTTTGTGTTGGAGTACGCTTCCCGTCCTCCGCTGGCTTCGATCTTTTATGAAGACGTACTTATGGCCGCAGTCTTCTACGGATACCCGATACTGATAGAGAACAACAAGTATGGTATTGCGCGGTACTTTGAGCAACGTGGATATGATGGGTATCTTTTGGATAGGCCTAAGCACCTATCTGCCCCCAACACAAACATCAAGGTAAAGACGAAGGGTATCCCGTCTAATTCTCAAGATGTAATACAGTCCCACGCCCAGGCTATCGAGGCCTACATCCACAACCATGTTGGCGTTAATAGAGAGACTGGGGAGATGGGGGCAATGTATTTCAATAAAACCCTGGAGGACTGGATTGGCTACGACATCAATAACAGGACGCGATTCGACCTTACCATTAGCTCTGGCTTAGCATTATTAGCGGCACAAAAAGTCAAGCAGAAAAAACAAGACTCTAAATTTGACGAGAAGCGCTTTTTTAGGCGTTATAAGGTGCGCGGATGATTTAGTTATATTTGTGGGTGATAACGTAATCCCTACATGTACAACAATAAGTCAGGTGATCCAGGTGGTTTCCCAGATCCACTGGCGCCGCAAGAGGAGAAGCTTTCCAAAGAATATGGGCTGAAGTACGCTAAGGCAATCGAAGCGCAATGGGGTAACACTCAGGACAATACTTCTACTTTCGGGGGTAGGAAGAATATCTTTGCTCGCAACAGGGATTATGCGAATGGAACCCAGGACACTGCTATCTATAAGCAGTTGCTAAACACTACGGATCCAAACAACGGGGAGGGATCCTTGATGAATTTGGACTACACCCCAGTCCCTGTTCTACCCAAGTTTGTTCGTGTTGTGGTCAACAAGATTCTAGGTAGGAATATGTATCCGAACCTAGAGGCAGTAGACCCTTTGTCTTCTAGCGAAAAGAATCTGCAGAAGAATATCATGCAGAACAAGGTGGCTATGCGCCCCATGTTTATGGAGCTGGAGCAGCGCATGGGGCAGCCCGTTCTAGATGAACCTGCGGAGCAAATACCTGAGACGACTGAAGAGGCCGAAATTTTTATGGCCACTAACATCAAAACAGATGCAGAGATAGCGGCGCAGGTTGCAACGGAAATGACCTTGCAGTGGAACGATTTTAGTGAGGGGGTTTATCGGCGTTGCGTCAATGACTTGACTAGTTGCGGTATGGCTGTAGTGAAACGGAGTAATGACCCTAGCTACGGTATCAAGCTCGACTATGTAGACCCAGTACATTTTGTTCATGGGTATACGCAAGATCCCAATTTTGATGATGTTGTGTACATGGGGCATGTACGGGAAATCACTCTAGCTGAGCTGAAGCGTTTGGCGGGGGATCAGATGACCGAGCAGCAGTTAAAAGACCTGCTTAAAAAGTCTCGGCGTTCTAGCTCCAGCAAATACCCTGACCACCCATACAGTACCAGTGGATTACAGAAGCAGAACTTCAGCGGCCATGTTATTGAAGTGTTGGAGTTTGAGTTCAAGACAGTAGACACGATGTACTTCGAGGAGAAGGAGAATCAGTATGGGAATACAAACTTCTTCTACGAGGGCTTTGCATATAAAGAGAAGAAAGGTAGCGTTTACGATCGCACCCCCCACTCTATGGATGTTGAGTGTATCTACCAGGGTATGTACATTCTAGGTACAGATCATCTGATTAATTATGGTAAGCAGTACAACACGCCAAAGAACATGCATGATGTCACCAGGGCGCGGATGTCGTATTCTGTGGTGTCGACGAATATGGTGGCTAATATGCCTAAGTCTATGGTTGACGGGTGTGTGGGGTTTGCGGATATGCTGCAGCTTACACACTTGAAACTTCAGCAAGCCATTGCCAAAGCGAAACCAGACGGCCTGGTTATTGATATTGAAGGTCTGGAGAATGTTCAGCTTGGTAAAGGCGGAGAGCTTCAACCTTTGGATCTCCATGATATCTACGAACAGACGGGGGTCTTTTACTACCGAAGTAAGAACCCTGAGGGTGGCTTCCAGAATCCGCCAGTACGAGAGATAGGCAACAGCATCCGTAATATTAACGAGCTCATTGCGCTGTACAACCACTATCTGCGCATGATTCGCGATACCACGGGTATCAATGAAATGGCTGATGCGTCAACTCCGAAGGGGGATACGCTGGTTGGTGTCCAGCAGCAAGCTATCGCTGCCAGCAATAACGCTACATACGACATCACCAATGCCGCCATGGTGCTTTATCGCAAGGTTTGTGAGGATGTAGTTAAGTGTCTTCAGATCCTGCCGCAAGAATCAGCCATTCATACGGCCTACCGAAATGCTATTGGGGATAGCAACATGAATGTCTTAGCCACTTTCGCGGACCTACCAATGTACAATTTTGGGGTGAAGGTGATGAAGGACATGGAGGATAAAGACAAGGCATACCTAGAGCAGAACATTCAGATGTCTCTAGCTCAAAAAGAAATAGACCTTGAGGATGCAATGGCTATCCGAAACCTAAAAGACATCAACCAGGCTGAACGGCTACTTATTATTCGCAGGTCTAAGCGAATGAAAAAGCAACAGGATCAGCAGATGCAGATGCAGCAGATGCAGGCTCAGCAGGCTCAGCAGGCAGAGGCTATCAAGATGCAAGGTCGTCAGCAAGAGATTGCTACACAGACCCAAGCTGACGTCCAGGTGATCCAGGCTAAAGCTATGGCTGATCTAGAACTAGCTAAGATCAAGCATCAGTTCGAAAAGGAGATTATGCAGATGAAACTGCAAGTTCAAGCCGCTACTATGCAAGGAGAGGTGCAGAGCAGGAAGGCGGTTGAGACGCAGAAGGATGACCGCAAGGACGAGCGCGTGAAGAAGCAGGCTGTTGAGCAAAGCAAGCTGATCAGCCAGCGCCAGGGAAAGCGCCCAGAACTAGAGGAGCAGCCCTCAGGATTTGACTTTAGCAATATGGTATAAGGATGTCTAAGATTAATCTCGACATAACTGATAGGCTAGATATTACTTGCCGACGCGGAGATACTTTCGAATTGAATCTGACTCTAAAGGATAGCAGCGGCGACGCCCTGCCTCTATTGACAGATGACTACACTTTTTTAATGCAGGTTCGAAGCACTAGGGACAGCCCTACTCAGCGGATCGACCCAATTCTTCGGGCTGTCACTTCTAGTAGTAGCGGAGGCGGAGGCGAAAGTGACGACGACAACTCCATCACCGATGGTATTTTTATTGGTAGCACAGAGCAGGGCGTAAAGGGCCCTGTGAACTTCAGCTTCCTCAATAAGGATGACTTAGGAAATGTCACAGTCTTTCTGTCTGCTCAGGACATGAGGAAAGTTCGCCCTGGTAGATACAAGTATGACTTTCAGTACAGTGTAGGGGATACGCAAAGGACCATTCTTGAGGGCAGGTTTGTCATTAATGACGACGTCTCAAAAAGTATCTAATGGCTACAGAGATTACAGTTTCTGGTGGTACGTCAGTTACGGTTACAGTACCTACAACTGGATCAGTATCTGTAGCTAACACAGGGCGCAAAGGCGATACTGGTGCTACAGGCCCCACGGGCCCCACAGGTGCTACTGGTCCTACAGGCCCGACGGGTGCGGCAGGAACTAACGGGTCGGATGGAGCCACTGGACCTACGGGCCCTACTGGTCCGACTGGCGCGGCGGGCTCTACTGGACTCACAGGGGCAACAGGGGCAACAGGCCCAACGGGCCCGACAGGTGCAGCTGGCACCAACGGTACTAATGGAGTAGACGGAGCCACAGGCCCGACGGGTCCGACTGGCGCTACAGGCCCCACTGGTCCTGCTGGCACCAATGGAACGAACGGAGTAGACGGAGCTACAGGCCCTACTGGCCCCACGGGTCCGACGGGTGCAGCGGGTACTAATGGAACCAATGGTACTGACGGTGCAACAGGCCCCACTGGTCCGACGGGCCCAACAGGAGCCAATGGTGGGACCGATATTGTATTGGATACAACGCCTCAGTTGGCAGCGGACTTGGACATGTTCACCAACTCTGCAGAGCTGCTGGTCACTGGCAACGTATATGTCTTTAGGTACCACACAGGAGCAGGGGCTACCAATTATGGACTGTACTTTAATCTGACAGCCGCGAGGTATGAACTGTTAAATGGATCTGGGGTTGAGGTATTTGCGGTAAACGCAAACACAGGCGTAACTAAGATTTCCAATGCCTACACGCTTCCCACTTCGGACGGAACCAGCGGTCAAGTTCTTACCACGGATGGTCTTGGTTCGGTTTCTTTTAGCACGCCTAGCGGCGGGAATGAGCTGGATGGTCAGATCCTCGAAGTCATAACCCGCAGCACTGCCTACGGCAATGGTTCCTACGAAGGGCATGTGGTCAAGTTCGGGAGCGACACATTGAGTACTGGCAAGAGCTATGTGTATACATCTTCGGGATGGACTGCGGTAGACGCGGATATAGAGACGAAGACGTATGGATTGTTCGGTGTGGCGTTGGGTACATCCTCAGCCACAGACGGGCTTTTAGTTCGAGGCATACGTGCCAGCACAGCGTATAGTGGATTCACGGCGGGTCAGATCCTTTATATAAGCACGACTGAGGGGGAGATCACGGCTACGGCTCCGTCAGCAACGGGTGACTTCGTGCGGATTATCGGGTATGCTCTCGGTAGCAACTACATCTACATTGACCCAGCGCAGGACTACATTGAGATTGCGTAATGCCAGACATAGCAAAATACAGTGGTATAACCATGGCCGATATTGCAAAGATTAGTGGACAAACGGTAGCCTCAGGCGGCGGCGGCGGGGTATCAGAGTCGAGTACAGGGGTTCTTTATTTTGAGGGGGGTGGATTCAATAGTAGAATGCCTGACGCTCAGGAGTTTTTTGGAGACTCTGCAGTTGGCTTGTACAAGGCGCAGATTTCTACTAGAACGGACATCGTAAGAATAAAAGATGGTAATTACCACACTTTTGCTCTTGACAGTTCTGGAAACCTATATTCTTCTGGGTGGTCACAAAACACTAGCCTTGGAAGGTCTGTTTCCAGCGATGAACATCAGCTTGTACAATGTTTAACGGGCGTAAGTAAGTTCGCGCCCCACGACAATGGATGCTGGGCTATTAAAACCAACGGTGAGCTATGGTGGTGCGGAAGGATTAGCCAGTTTGCCGATAGCGGAGATACAGGAACTGGTAGCACAACCTCCACAAACTACGGGTGGTCTCAGTTCGGCAGTGACACCGACTGGATAGACATTGATTGCTTCCCAACTTTCCCTGCTGTTACCATAGCAATCAAAGGAGGAACGGGGTCTGAATATTTGTATTCATGCGGAATTAACTATTGGGGGAAGACAGGAGTAGGAACTACCGCTGGTAGCACAAAGCCTTTTACGAGAGTGAAATCTGGTGCGAGTACAGACTGGACCGAAACAATAGAGAAGATTAGCGCAGGCTATCAATCAACTATGGTTGTCACAACAAGCGGAAAGCTCTTTGCTTTTGGCGATGCCAATGATGGTCACTTAGGTCAAGGCAATACAACAGATTCTTTGTATCCAGTACAAGCAGGTACTGACACTGACTGGGATATACCTTATGCTAAGGCGAGGCACCAAGGCTTTTGTATTAAGACCGATGGTTCTCTTCATGGGTCGAGAGGCTCAGTTTTCCAATACAATATCGGGCCTACAACAGCAGACAGAACGTATCGTCAGTGCGGAACTGACACTGATTACGAAGAAATATTATCCCACGAAACATCGTCGAACACAGGAATACAGATTCTTTTTGCAAAGAAGAACGGGGCTTGGTATGCAAATCATGGAAATACTATAGGAATAAACTCTTTTGCAGCAAACACCAGCAGCAAATCACCGACAACAGACAACACTTGGGAGTCGATAAACACTCTTCTTCAGGGAAATGATATTACCGTCGGTATTAACCACATACTTGTCGCATACAAAGAACAAAACGGTAGTTTAGGCGAGGTGGTAACAATCGCAACAGCAGCAACATAATGGCTACCAGAACAGCAGTGATCGCGTCGGAGCAGGATCTTGAGTCAACATGGACTGACGCTAATTGTCCAAACATGGAGTGGGGGTTTATTGAGCAGACATACGAAGAATGCCTGCAGGTTGATGGTACTTATGTGGGTTCATATGAAACGCTAGAGGTCCCAGCAGGAGAGACTTTTAGCATGACCTATCTGTGTCAGGACACTGGGGGAACCAAGACGTACACCTTGACTGAGGGCGAGTATGGCATAAAGCCGTAGGAATTATATTTGCATAATGGCAAGCTCTCCTACATCTACTAGAGTAAAAAACCTACTCAAGAAGCACGGTTTATCGGGTGTAAACAAAGCTAAGCGCACACCTAAACACCCGAAGAAGTCGCACATCGTGTTGGCTAAAGAAGGCAATAAGGTAAAGCTGATTCGCTTTGGGGAGCAGGGAGCCAAGACAAATCAGAACGCCAAGCAGCGTGCATCCTTCAAAGCCCGTCATGCGCGGAACATCAAGAAGGGTAAGATGAGTGCAGCATACTGGGCCGATAAAGTCAAGTGGTAATGGACCTTACACAATTCGAACTTCTTACAGTAGCGGGGGGACTGGTAGGAATGTGGCTCAAGTTTCAGTCAGATTTTACCACCCTCAAGTCGCGCGTTAAGGTCCTGGAGATGGACAACGGTGAGTTCAAAAGCAAGATTGATACGCTTCTGACAGAAATCCAGGAGATCAAAATGCTGCTTGCAAAGAATCAGATGCAGTGAATGCCGTCAAGAAGAACAAGAACGGAAAGCTAAAGGTCTCACAGAAGACTGTGGCTGTAGATCCACCTGCTGGACATCACTGGATGCAGGAGAATGGAAGGTACTTCCTAATGAAGGGGGATTACAAGCCACACCCAGGTGCGGAAGCCAAGGCCAAGTTTAAACTAGTCAGTCATGGCTAAGGTGAAGAAGTTCAACCCTAAGTACACGAAAGGAAGTAAAAACGTAGGGGAGCGTAAGCGGCTGATGAGTGAGATCTCGGCGATTTACGAGAAGCATCGTGGCACAAAGGATAAGCGAAAGAAGAAGGGGTTCCCCCCTGCTGTAGCAAAGCGTCTGAAAGAGTTGATGAAGAGACGGGATAAGCTATGAAGGTTTACAAGAAAGGAGGTAAGACGAAGAAGGGGGGTATGGCTGGGCTGTCTGCTGCCCAGAAAGAAGTTTATCGCAGAGGCTTGGCTGCATATATGAGCAGCGGAAACAGACCCAAGACATCACAACATGCTTGGGCTATGGCTAGAGTTAAGTCTGCCTTTGGTAAAAAAGAAGCAGCTAAGATTGCTGCTGGCGCTAAGAGCAAAGCAAAGAAAAAGCGCAAATAGATTTAGTATTATATTTGTAGGCAAATACTAACAGAAAAATGCCTACGACAACTGCAACAGTAACTCTCTCCAGCTCCGACCTGACTGGTGATGCGTTGGCTCTGTCTACGACGAGCACGCTGACCAAGGCTGGAACAACCACTGGTCTGGATCAGACTACTGGTGTCGGTCGTAAGACAACTTTGGCTACGTCTGATGTCACCTTGTTTGCAGCAGCAGACTACACGGACGATAAAAATCATAAGGTGTACATCAAGAACACCAGCACCGTGGCCACGGAGTATGTTCAGGTGAAAATTGGAGGGACGGAGATCGGTCGCTTGTATGCAGGTGACTGGCTATTCATCCCCTGGAATGCGGATACTACTACGACTGATGCAGACATCGTGTATACCCCCAGTGTTGCGACATCTCTGACGGTTGAGTACGCACTGATCTTCGAAGCCTAATGGCGAACATTCGAGCTAATCTAACACTGCAGAGCCCTGGGGTGATGAGCTCACCTCTGTCTTTGAATGCGTCAGCGAATGTGTTGGCGGATTCAGGGAGTTTGATCCGCAGTAAAGTACTCGGCACCTCAGCGGGGGCTGATGCTACGGTTATCAATAAACCTAGTGATAAGCTCGAAGTAGCATACGTTTTCATTCAGAACCTGGCGGTAGAGAAAGAGGACTACATCTATGTCTATGCGGATACAGCAGCGGATGACCCTGTAATCATGAAGCTGGCTGGCGGTGAGTTTGCATTCTTTCCTGCAAAAAACGACACCAGCCTAAAAGCCTACGGGACTAAGGTGGATCAATTGATTGATTATGGAGTATTCGGATTGGATAGCTCCGCAGTAAGACTCAGCTAATGGCACATCCTAGTTCAGCCTTTCCTAACAACATGGTGATCCTGTCAGGCAGCAATGCTTATACGGATCATACTACTTACGCCCTTCACAATCCTACCGACGCCGCCATCGATGCGGCAGTCATTGGTCGCATGAAGACGTTCCAAAGTACTGTCTACAAAGACGTGGCTACTAGTCAGACCATTGCGGTTCAGCCTGGCGGCACTCTGTACGGCAGCTTTACCTCAGTGGTGGGGGCTGGCCTGCTGGCATACTATTGATATATAATTAAATAAAATGGAAGAAGCACAAGTACAAGAGCCTGTCGTCGAGCAGGCCCCCGCACAAGAAGCGGTAACAGAGGCACCCGTACAGGAAGCTCCGACTCAGGAGCCTACGATTCAGGAAGCCCCTGTGGAGGTGGCTCCTGCTCAAGAGCAGAAGGCCCCCTTTGAAATTTTTGATAGCCCTGAAGCTTTGGCTGCTAGTATGCAAAGAGATTTTGCAGAGCAGGAGGAGACGACGGCTGTTGAGCCAGAGGCTTTTACTGAGCCTCAAACCACAGAACCATTTGATGATCGCAGGTTTCAGCCTGAGCCACAAGTGGGTCGGTATTCGCAACAGGATGTTGATGGTGCTGTAATCTCATACCTCAGCGAGAAGCTGGGGAGACCGATTCAGTCATTCGAGGAACTGTCGCAACCGCAGCTTGATGAGGGGCTGCAAGTGATCTCCAAGTTTATGCAGGACACAGGTAGGTCTGCGCAAGATTGGTTCAGGTATCAGTCGCTTAACCCGTCCGAGATGGACGATATCACGGCGGTACGTGTCCATATGGCGTCAGAGCATCCGAACCTGAACGGGGAGGAACTGGGACTACTCATCAAGAGCAAGTATGCTCCTGGCGCCGATGCTACGGATGACCAGAAGCGTATGGCTCAGCTTCAATTGAAGATGGATGCAACGTCTGCTCGTGAGAGTATCGACCGTATGCGTTCCAATTACGTCGCCCCTAAACCCACAGAGGCCCCTCAGCAGGCAGAAGCCGAACCGCTGATTGACCAGAACTGGGTTCGTGAGATGGCGTATAACCTGGACGCTATGGAAGGTATCGAGTTTGATCTCGGTAACGACAAGACGTTCACCTTCGGAATGGACCAGGAGTACAAGAAGCAACTGGCGTACAAGAACGCCAACCTCGAAAACTTCTTTGATCCATACGTCCGTGAAGATGGGAGCTGGGATTTCGACATGCTGTCCTCTCACCGCACAGTGATTGACAACATCGATAAGATCGTGCAGTCTGCCTATCGGCAGGGCATGAGCGATGGTCAGCGCGGAGTGGTGCAGAATGCAGCTAACGTTCAAGCCAAGGCGCCTGATGACGTCTCTGGCACTCAAAACACAAACCCCCTGGGCGAACAGGTCAGGGATATTCTTCGTGGAAATCGTTCCACAATGACATTCAACATCTAACAATAAGAAAAGATGGCAACAACTACAGGCGCTATTACAAATGGCGTTTCAACCCAAAACCAGGCTGCGCTCGACTTTCGTGCTAATCCTGAAACATACACGACTCTCGACACCCTGATCAAGACGACGAAGGACTTCGTCATGCCTGAGCTTGTCGAGACTTACGGCAACCAAGGCATCACAGGATTCCTGGAGCTGACGGGCGCCGTACAAAGCGGCGGAACCTCAGACCAGGTCGACTGGTACGAGGTGGGTCGTCGTCACAGGGTCTTGAACTACACGCTTGCTAACACTTCTGATACGGGTGCTGGCGTGAGTGTGACCTGCACGGACACCGATATCGTGAACAACGTCCAGCTTAACGACGTGCTGATGGAAGTCGATACGGGCTCCCGCTTCATCGTTCAGTCTGGCGGTTTCGGTACGGGCACTGCTGTGTCTCCCGTTATCCTCGTTCCGCTTGACGGTGGCACGTTCGCGGCAGCCGACATTGATGTCAGTAGTAACGGTAGCTTCATCAAGCTGGGCAATATGTACGCCCAAGGTTCTGAGCAGCCTGGTGCCTACAACGAAACTGACGTTCACAAGCGGAGCAACCCGTTCATGATCGTCAAGGGTCGTCACGAGGTGAGTGGCTCACAGGCTACCAACATCGGCTGGGTCAACCTCGGCGGTGGTGAGTACCGTTGGTTTATGTACGCAGAGCAGGAGGCTCGGAAGCGTTTCGAGGACCAGCGTGAGATGATGCTCCTCTTCGGTGAGCAATACATCACTAGTGCGGGTGGCACGGATCTCACGGACGACCTGGCTGGATCTGACGGATACTTCTCGCAAGTGGAGACTTTGGGTATCAATGTTTCTGGCGCCAACGCTAACCCGATCGACAGCTTTGCTGAGATCGATGACATCATCCTTGAGCTCGATAAGGTCGGCGCTCCTGCAGAGTACGCCATGTACTTGAATCGGAAGCAAGACTTGGCCATCGATGATATGTTGGCTTCTGGTATCGCTACGAGCGTCACGGCAGGTCTGCCTGGTCAGTTCGGTGCGTTCCAGAACAACGCTGACATGGCTGTACAGCTTGGCTTCAAGAGCTTCACGCGTGGTGGATACACCTTCCACAAGCACGATTGGAAGCTGCTGAACGACCCCACCCTCCTCGGCGCCAGCACGGTGTACCAGGGGGCTATGGTCCCGCTGGCCAACGTGGCTGACCCGCGTACTGGTAATAAGGCTCCGTCCTTGGCCATGTACTACAAGGAGGCCAACGGCTACAGCCGTCAGATGGAGCACTGGGTGACTGGTGGTGGCGTGTTGGGGTACAACAACAACGGTGATGCAGGTCGCGACCAGGCGGTCTTCCACTACCGTTCGGAGTGTAACCTCGTGGTTCGTGCTGCTAACCAGCACGTTGCAATCAAGGGATAATCATTTGGAGTGAGGGGAGGGGTTTCGGCTCCTCCCCAAGCTTCATAATCACAAACGATTATGGCTAAATTTTCACACACATTCCCTGGGCCAGTGGTTGTCTCCAACAAGATCATCATCTCTGATGCTTGTGCGCAAAGCACCAACACTAATTTTGAGATTGATCAGCCTGCCAATAGTATTATCGATAAGGTCTTCGTGCGTGTCCTAGGGGGTATCACGGTAGCATCAGCAGTCGATGTGGGCTTCAATCTGGGCACTGCCACTGACCATGCGGGGGGACAAATTGTCGGTGCTGTCGCGAACGGTATTCTTGACGGTAGTGATGCATTGACTGTTTCTGCAGGTAACGTCTTTTCCTTCACCGTCGCTGGTGGTGGTGCAGCTACGCCTGGCGTAACAAACGGTACTGGCGCGTTGTTGAGTGACGCCCGCACCTTGTATGGTCGTATCACCACTGGAGCTGCTGCTGTTACTGGTGACAATCAACTGGAGATTTCTGTTGTTTATACAATCTTTGACTGATGGCTTCAATAATGCAACTCACTGAGGTAGTCTGTGCAAACCTGCAGACTGCAAAACGATACGACGACTTCTTTGATATCGTCGTTGTTGATGCCGACTTCACGGCTGTGGCTGGCAAGGAGTACGGGCTGAACAAGGCAGCAGGCATTGCTGTCACGCTCCCCGCCTCTACGCCTGGCGCCCGCATCAGCTTCTTCAACGTTGCTGATGTCACGTCTAACAACCACGTCATCACTGCTGCTACTGGCGATTTTCTCAAGGGCTACGCCTTTACTCGCGATGAAGCTGATGGCGCCGCTAACGACTTCACGTACTTTGCACCTGACGGGGATGATTTGGTCATCACCCTCAACGGTAGCACGACAGGTGGTCTGATTGGCGATCGCATCGAGCTTATCGGCACGCCGACTGGCTGGAACGTGCGCTGCATCCTGAGCGGTGCAGGTACGCTGGCAACTCCGTTCAGCTGATAGCACATCTGATACACGAAAAGGGCCCCCTAGTGGGGCCTTTTTTATTTGTATTTTTGAGAGATGGCAAAGTTTTTCCTGTTCCGTAGAGAAAACCCGACTGTCTTTAGCGAGGAGGTATCTAATACTGGTGACAACCTATCAGTTATTGCTATCCCTGCCAGCCATGTCTCGCACATGAAGGGGACCGCAGGCAAGGTGACCTTTGTATTCAATGATGCAGGGGTGTATGAGCAGCATAGCACAAGCACAAAAGAGGCTCTGCGTAAAACCAGCATCGATGTGGCTTGTCCAGAGGGGGAGGAGTTTAGCCTTATTCGTGACGTACTGGATTTCATTGCCAATGACAAGTCCATTAAGAATACAATGGTGTTCGACGCTGTCACGGGCAACTCAACCTTTAGGCAAGCACAGCTGAGTACAGCAAACAGTATCGCAGCGAAGGTGTACAAGCAGCCGACAGTTATGGCTACGCAGACCATCAGTAATGATCCCGCCGACACGGACATCACAAGTACTGCAACGACTACGATTGCGGGCGTGGCGTTCCCATCCGCAAGCACTAAGCCGATTATTGATTATAACGACACTGGTTTTACAGGCACTATTGGAAGCAATGTTGGTGGTAGCCATACTTGGACCAACCTCGGTACTGGGGGGACCACCTATGACATCAATGCGGACACAGGTAATCCGCTGCATAGCAGGGCGAGAAACAACAACCTCGCTACGGATGCTGTGACAATCACTGCGTCTGACGCACTGCATCTTAATAATAAGCTGACGGTAGCTGGTGAATACACGATGTACATGGTGTATGGATTGATTGCTCGGTTACAGATGTACCCTATCTATGGCAGCAGTTCCAGCGCTGCTGAAGGTTTCGGTAGAGGTGATACAAAGGACGTTATGTCCTTTTCTTTCGACACGGGATCTGCTGCACCAGCAAACGTATTGACAAGCACAACAGACTTTGGAACCAAGGCTTCACGATTACAAGACCCTAAGCTTGATGATGTCGCGGCGCTAGGTGCTAACAAGGCAGGAGCGCAGATTTGCTACGTATGGGTTATCAGAAGGGATAAAGACTTTAACATCTATATCCATGACTATCAAGGAGATGTGATTGGATACATCCCTAGAAAAGTAGAGGGCACACAGAAAACCGACGGGGACTTGAGTGTTGATCGCCTCGGTGGGGACGGTACTGGAACGGAGTGGAAGGGGGAGCTTGCTAGGTTTGGAGTCATCCCGTCTGATATCGGTAGCTCAGAAGCGGCTCGTATTGCCCAGGATTTGTTCGCTAGATACAACTACTATTCTTTTTAGTATATTTGTCTGAACAAATTCAATTAAAATGAGTGAAACAACTACCCGCAGGGCGCCAGGTCGTCCGCGTAAGACTGAAACTAAACCAGTCGAAGTCGCTGAGACTCCAAAGCAAACACAAAAGAAGACAGTCCTCAAGCGTAAAGAGGCCGTTAATTCCAACGCGGAGTTTGAGATTATCCGCAACGGCGGCATTGTCACTATGCTCCCGCAGAAAGGTGTAACTGTTTACGATCCTGAAAAAGATACTGTCCGTGAGGTGCGGTACTGCCCTAATGAACCTAGCATTTGGACTGATGAGCAGGGGGAGAAGGCCAGGCGTGAAGCAGTCATCTTTCGGGATGGGCGCATCTTTGTGCCAAAGAATAAGCCTAACCTGCGTAAGTTCCTGGAGGTTCATCCAGGTAACGAAGCAAATGGAGGGGGGCTGTTCCGAGCTGTAGATAAGAAGAAGGAGGCTGAGGATCAACTTCAGAAGGAGTTCTTGTTGAACGATGCTATTCAGCTGGTGCGTGAGAAGCCCATCGAGGATCTCCTCGCTGTTGCCATCTATCATGGGGTGAACATCAACGTGTCTACCAGCGACATCCGATATAACCTGTTGCAGGTGGCGAAGAAGAACCCGTCAGATTTCATCCAGTCGTTTGACAATCCGCAGGTACAGGCTCGTTCTATTGTGCAGCAAGCAGCGGATTATCAATTCATCAATGCCAAACCAGATTCAGTGCGGTGGTTTGATAGCAACAAGGTGATAGTATCTGTACCTGCTGGCATGGACCCTATTGATGTACTCACCCGCTTCTGCCTGACTGAGAAGGGTGCGTCGGTGTTGAGCAACCTAGAAGACAAGCTGGCGAAGCTTGCCTAAGTCTTTGACACACAGCTGAGAAGGCCGCCAAGCGCGGCCTTTTCTTTTTTATATTTGTATACTATGGTCAGTATCGTTAGGGTATACAATATTGTTCGCGATCTGGCGAATAAGGATCAGAAGGGATTCATCGCCCCGAACGTATTTACTTCGTTCGCCCGTGTGGCTCAGCAGAACATTTATAACGAGATGTTCAATGAGATGAAGCTGGCTACGGCACTGCGAAAATCTGGTCGTGACTCAGGTCGTGATAAGTCGGCATACAAGATGGTTGAGGAGGACCTCTCCACATACATCAACAATATGCTGATCACCACAGACATCGATGCGTATGCTGATGAGGCGCCCGATCCTAACGACCCAGACCAGACCATTACGGTCAATGTGAATCCTGATGGTGCGTTTACATTCCGTCGCCCCTCAGACTTTGGCCACCTCATCTCTATGCAGCTGGAGGGGACAAACACCAGCGTCGAACTTATCTACGATTCAGAGAAACTGAACCGTGTGTTGAACAGCAACCTGTCTACCCCTACGCTAGAGTTTCCTGTAGCCTTGGAGATGAATGAGGTCTTTCAGGTCTTCCCCACGGATGTTACAGGTGTGGTGATGCGGTACTACAGGCAACCACAGTCTAGGGCTGAGGCTGCGGTTCAGCTGAATACCTTAGATGCAGCAGGCGTAGCGTTCGCTGTTAACTATGGTTTGGGTGAATACATCCCAAACAGCCAACCCACTTTCGTGGCCAACACAGTTGACGACGGCACGGGGTTCATCATCCCAAACCTTAACAGCAGCAGGGGGTTTGATTTACCTGCGCACTATATCCATGAGGTGGTGATGGAGATCTGTCAGCTTATTGGCGTGCGCTTGCGCGACAATGTCTTGATGCAATATGGAATGATGGAAACCCAAGCTGAGTAATGCCACTAACAAACGTAGCAGAAGATGCAATGAATCACGTCAGTCTCCGCCAGGTGATTGACGATTTCATTATTACTATGGACACTGATGACTACATCAGTAACGTCAACGACGCCGCGATCCGCAACGTAGCGCTGCGTGGTATCCGCGAGTTTGGATTTGACGTCACCAGTCGAGTGCGTTCTCTCAAGCGGTCCATCGACACGGCGACGAATACCGTGGCTCTTCCTGACGATTTTGTAGACTTGATTAAGTTGGGGATAGTATCAGATGGTATCGTGTATGTGCTTGGTGAAAACAAGAACATCAACATGAGCCAGATCATCGAGGCTGCTGACGCGAACGGGGATATCGCAACTACCGATAGCCAAGATGGCCCTTTAGACATTCCTGCAAATTTTATTCAGAACCGTGATGACGATGGGACTGATACTGCGGGGGGTGGTAACGGGGAGAATGACTACGACTTCTACGTGTTCCAGAACTACCTGTACCAGGGTGGACTTGGTAGGTTATATGGTGCTGGGGGTGGTCACTTGCGGGGTTACTATCGCATGAACCTAGAGCAGAACAGGATTGAGCTAGATACAAGCTCTGATATTTCTGAGGTTGTGCTTGAGTATATCGCCGATGAAGCTCGATCTACTTACCCTGTGATCCATGTGTATGCAGAGGAGGCCCTGCGTTGCTATATGTACTACAAGCTGTGTGAGCGCAAGTCAACGATACCCGCAGGGGAAAAAGCCAGGGCTCGACAGGAGTATTACAATGAGCGTCGCAAGGCTAAGGCCCGCATGAACAACTTCACAAAAGAAGAAGCATTGAAAACCGTGCGTCAAAACTTCCGACAGTCACCGAAGCACTGATGATCGATAAGATTTTTCCTCGCATTTTAAATTCCAGCAAAGACAATCGGATTCGCTCGAAGACCGAGATGAACGACGCTTTGAATATCGTCGCGACAGAGGATTTTGATGCGTTAGGCGGTGCGAACGAGGGGGGTGACGCTGGGGTTATTAAGCCTCAAAAGGGCAATGAAGCCAGGCCTATCAAAACGTATGACCTTGATGCTGTATTCCCCCCTACGCCTGCAGTCAATAGGCGGGTCCTAGGCAGGGTGGTTGACTCTCGTGCGGGGGTTGTGTACATGTTCATCTATTCGGAGACGCCGAGTGAGATGGGGGTGTATGCATATGATGCTTACGGATTTTTGCCAGGTGGTGATCAGGCATGGCGACCAATCTACACGACTAGTGAGTTCCAGTTTAGCTCTACAGGTAGGGTTGTAGGGGATGTCGTGCACATCACTGGTCCTAACGATACGTTCCGTCCCATCCTGTATTTCACAGACAACGAGAATGAGCCACGCAGGATTGATGTCTTGCGCTGTGTGGAGAATGGATATGACCCTACTGGCTTTGAGTACACAGAAAACAGTGTTGATGACGTCGATGTCATTACTGCTTGCACCAAAGCGCCCATTCACCCGATTCAGTTTGAGTTTCTGCCCGACCCCGAACGCGCCCAAAGCAACTTCCGTCGGATCCCTGGTATGCAGTTTGCGTATCAATGCATCTACTACACAGGCGAGGAGTCTGCGATTTCGACATACTCGGATATCGCGGTGCCCGAAGAATACTTGCGGCAAGGCTTTACTGCTACACAGCTAGAACTACCGAAGTTTTTACAGCTGGTGGTTCCTTCACAAGTTGATGGGATGCCCAACTTCTCTGAGGAGGTTCAACGCATTCGCTTGCTGGTTCGTCAAGGTAATATAGGGGCGTGGTATGAAATCGATGAGGTTGATTGGACGAGCGTCGGTGGCGCTCCAGTTGTCTACAACTTCTACAACGACGAGGTACTGACGGGGTTGACCAATGAAGAGCAGAATAGAGACTTCGATGCGCACCCACAGGTAGCTGAGGCTCTAGCTGTGGTTGAAAACAGATTGTTCTATGGCAACTACGTAGAGGGATTTGATGAGGTTCCTCTAGAGGCGAATGTCAACGTGTTGTATCAAGACAGGCCTAATGAGTTTATTAATATCAACATCCCCGTCAGTCCTGTAATTGTCCCTATGGACAGCGAGCTAACTCTTGCGGGTGACCCCACGGCGTTTCGTGAGAAGTCTACAGGGTTTGTCATGGACCTTTCTCAACTACCTGATACGCTACCAGACGGGGCTGTTCTTACGTGCTTGATCCGCGTGGCTTTTGGTGGGGCAGTAGAGGCATATCAGGGAGCGAAGAACTTTCACGCCAATCAGCTGCTTGGTGACGGATTAAATGCCACCAACGCTCAAACACTCGACTTTACGCAAAACAACGCCCTCCAAAATGGGCAGCTCCCAGGTGAGAATTATGCCTCATCCAATACTACTGGAACTTTTAGTCTGAACGGCACGCTTCCTGTAGGCTTTATTGGTGAGGGTGTAGGTAGAGACACGCTTCGGTGGCAAACCATAGCTCAGGCGCAAAGCGTATTTGGTACACCATACGAAAATGGCGCTCGTGTTGGCGGACATGGTCTGTCGCCATTACGATTCCGTGGACCGCAAGGCGCATCGGAGCAATTGGTCTTTAGTTTTACTGCGACGGCACAGGGGGCAATCACGAATCCTCAGACGTCAGTACGCGATGTGCTTCGGTATGGGCTACAGGGCAGCGACTTCTTAATTCAAGGGTGGGAGGTTACGAACTCGCAGATAACCCCTTCGTATGGATTTGACCTAGGTTTAAAAGATCCAACCGAGAGCCCTGAGTATCAAGCTTATTTGAATGATCCTGCAACTGCACCTGACGGCATAGAAGGGGTAGGGCAGATGTTTTTGGGCACTGGCCCTGAAGCTCCAGGCTCTGGGCAGGAAGCAACTTACAGCGTAATCAATACCGACACTCCAGAATACGCTATCCTCCCAACCAAGAATTCGGCACATAGAGATGTGGCTAAGCTCATCTTCCCCGTGGGCTCCGCTACGGCCAATGATACTTACGGTACGGTGGCCAGTGTCTGGAATTCTAACGCAGCCCAAGGATTTTGCATTGTCAATTCAGCAACCTTGAGTTTTCGGTTGAGGGCCATGCCAACTATAACTAACGATCCGCTGGGATCTCTGGTCTTCTACCTTGAGTTGGACCAGGTGGGCGACTGCGACGTGCGTACCTGCCTACCTATCCTTAATCCAGGGGGTATCTTAGATGGGGGTGTTGGTCCTTTTGATCAACCCTTGCGCTTTGAGGGGTGGCGGGTATTCTCTGCATCTTACCTCAACCAATACAATGTTCTGGATATGCCTTCCGCAGATCCCAGAGACATGAGTGCATTCCTGGCTAATATTGCGCAGGGCGATGATAATGATTTGCTGCCCCTAGATAGGCGTGCCCGTTATCTAGGCTTCTTGTACAGCCAAACCGTTGGGGTCGGTAACCCTATTCCTGGGGGTGATCTTTTTGTAAATAACAGAGAGAGGAGGGAGCAAATTTTGATTAGTAATAACCTGGAAGTCAATGAGGTAAACCTATTTGGCATTGGCTTTGAGGCAGTGGGGACATCATTGCAGGATGGTGAGTCACACCCCGCTGTATATCGGGGGGAATACCTTGACACTGAGAACTTGGAGAATGGTTTTGACGGTTTAGACCACGTCTTTACTCCCAACGATCCAGACATCGGGTGCTATGGCACTATGGCGGTGATGTACGGTTGTGCGGCGTGGGCTACTAACTTTCCGCAACACTTACAAGGTGCACAGATTGGTGACTTGCTGCCCACTCCACTCATCTTTCAGTCCGCTTTTGAGCGGATCGGGGGGTCGCTTATTAATTCTGGTGGTGTAGGGGCTGCGACTGACGGCGCTGGCGGCGGCGCTCAATTTTATGAGTTCGAGACTAGCGTACCTGAGGGAACGGCGGGGCCTAGGGCAGAGATTCAAACGGACATATTCTTAGGCGAGTCAGACCTGAGCGGGGCCTTTAGGAGTTTTAAGACCAACGCCACTCATGCTTTGGGTATCATCCACTACGATCAGCGTGGACGCCCAGGCAATGTCCAGCCTATTGATCCTGTCTTTGTTCCAGGGTATTCACCTGCAGAAAGAAATGGCATTGGCTTTCAAGGCAGGGTGGCTTTGCAAGTAGAACTACTGAGCGACCCACCAGATTGGGCATTCTACTATCAGCTTGTGTACGCAGGCAATAGCACAGTACAAAATTTTATTCAGTACAGTGTGGGGGGTGCTTACCATGCTATTGATGGCGCAGAAGAGCAGCTCAATAACCTTTACGTTTCTCTGAATCACCTTCAATTCCACCCGACAGTTTCGTATGCTAATGCCTTTGGGGCGGTGCACCCTGACGGCACAAGCGACCTGTATGTGTACTCCCCTGGTGATTACCTACGCGTCATCAGCTACTACACTGATGCTACGAACCAGGTCTATCCAACCAATCTAATCTTTGAGATTGCAGGGCAGGTGACATTGACTGCCGACGCAGATACAAACCCTCTTATGGAGGCGGATAATGTCCAGGCTACGCATTTGACTGGACAGTTCCTAATAATCAAGGATAATCAAGATGCACAGGGATTTAGATTCAGTGATGTTATTGTTGGGAACAATGCGGCTAACACTACTTCCACTAATTACTGGAGGGGGCGCTGCATTGTGGAGATCATTACCCCCCGACGCATAGCAGAAGGGGAGGAGATATTGTATCGTGAGACCTCGCAGGTGTACAATGTAGGTCGAGGTAATACGGGTGTGTACTACCAGACGCCAACACTGTTGTTTGACAATGGCGACGTATGGTGGAGAGCTGTACCTGTAAACGTTCAGGATTATCAAAACAGTCAATTCCTAAACCTCATTCAACCAGAGGTTGATGACCTAGGCAATGAGAACACCTTCCCCACACAGGCGCGGTTCCGCAGCGTGTACTTAGAAAGCACAACTTTCAATGACACCTTCCCTGGCTGTGATGTAAATGGGTTGGGTAAAGTCAAGAGATACAAGCCAAACGCTACGCAAGTACGCAGGTTCTCTAGCGTGATCTATAGCGACGAGAATAACTACAGTGTGCGGCGTCTTAGGTACACCGTGTTCAACCCATACCTAGCTCCGTTCAAAGACCTGCCCAATGAGTTTGGAAATATCAACGCTCTGCTCAACTACAACGACTCGCTCTTTGTTGTGCAAGAGGATAAGGCGAGTATGCTCCCTATAAACAGACAGATCATTAGTGATGTGCTAGGGGCAGAGAGCTTGATTGCAACCAGTAAAGTCGTGGGCAATCAGCAATTAATTTCTGGGCACGCAGGGGCAGACAACAATAGGGAGAGTGTTATCAAGGTCGATGACAGCGTGTACTTTGCTCACAAAACCAACAAGCAAGTGTATCGCTTCAGCCCCAAGGGCGGGCTCCAGGTTATCTCTGACGCAGGCATGAACGCCTTCTTCGTAGATGTGTTCGAGGACTACGGCTACGGGGACCTGGTTCGTGTGGTCAGTGGATATGATCCGCTAAATGACGAGTATATCATTACTGTGTTGACCACTGAGGCGTTGGCAGAACCAGGCATTAATGAATACACGCAGCCCAATTTGGGTCTTTTGACCGATGTAGGTCTCGGAGACGGGGGTTCTGGCTTTGGTGAGGAAGGTGAAGGCGTAATTGATTGGGATACTTCATATGGCGGTCCCGCAACAGATTACACGGATGAGATCATAAGTACAGGTGGCACAGCGCCCGATGGGGTTTCTCCTACCGAAAACGATGGGTGGCCAGCGCCGAATGGAGATGGTATTGGCAACTCTGGCAAGGGTCAAATTGATGTTGTTGTATTCAATCAAGGTATAATTGATGATACCTCTAATGGTGGTACGGCTGGATATGCTGATCCATATGAACCAAGCAGTTACACAACCCGTATCCAACTTGGAGGCGGATTCAATCCGTTTACAGTAGATGTCAGGGAAATATGGCCTGTTGCTTTACGCGAAACCCTAGGACCATGGACATGGAATGGTCCAGGAGATTCGCAGCTAAGTTTTGATGGTGATACCACAATAACGGGCATTCCGCAAAATATTAATGGCAATCCGAATCCTAATAACCCGATCTCATCTTGGGTGACTTTTGATCTCAATAATATCGATGCGTCCAATTACAGAGCGAGGTTAGGCGAGGGGGAGGTGCTGTTTGGCAATCTTTCATTGCGTGGTGCAGTCGAAGTCCGCAAACATTATCTCGTTCAGAAAAAGAACGAGCTCATTGCCAGTATTAAAAATGGTCCAGAAACAGAAATACTACAGCTGATCAACCAACTACCAGGCGATCTTGATAATGTCATTGCGCAACTGACTACGCTGGGTATAAACAATGACCCAAATATTGCAGCTTTGCTGAACCAAACACTGGTAGCAATTACTGACCTGGAACAATTCGCTTTGACTGTATTGGGCAGTACTACCATTCAGACCCTGAGCGATCCAGATGGTCAGACTACCCTGGTCGGTGGTTTTGGTAGCTTTACTGAAACATCGTATCCATTAGGACCTATCGAGTACAATGTATTAAATCAGTTTAATTCCCTTCTGGCTACGGTAGGGGATACATTCATTCCGCTTTTGGGATTGGAGGGCGTAAACTTATCGTCTATTTTGACAGATTTAGCATCGGCCAATGCCACCTTGCGCAATCAAGTGGATGTGCTAACGGATCAAGTACAGGCATTGAGTGACGCCACCTTGAATTTCGATGGGGGTGAACCACTTATTTCAGGTGTGACATCTACACAGTTGGAGTCGTCAAGCATCAATACAATTGCTCAGGATGGACTCCTGACATACAGCGACGTAACACGAGATTTTGATCCTCTGATTCAGTTTATTATTACCAACAATGCCACGACTGCTGATGCCCTAACCCCAGACCTAGGCGCCCAATTTGTTGCGCAAGTTTTGGCCGATATCGGAGAGACGCTGCTGAGTCAAATGCCAAACGTCGGTGTTGATCCTACAACTATATCCGCCTCTGAATTTTCTGCTAGTCAAAAATTGGCACAGCAATTCATCAGTCTACGAGATGATCCAGATGGCATCCGAGCTTTAACGAATCTTGACGGTTTTACTAATCCACTGAATATTACTGGTGAGGCATTGCTTACGTCCCAAGATTTAGGCAATGCGCTAATTTCTTCTGGCGCTACAGACGCTGATGGTGCTTTCCTCAACCCATTTGCAATATATCAACCACTCGTTAAAGTTGCTGGTCTACGAGGAATCCAGATAGCCACGATGATGACAGAGCCTGATGCGCTACAAGTCTACATTAATATGGCTGAGGCAGCTAATCTTAATATTGTAGCGATTGACTCGAATCCTTCAGCGGGCTTCCATCTGCAAAGATACCCGTGGGTTCGTGCACAACTAAAGAATTTAGAGGCGGGGCGATATGACGTAAACCTAGCTACAGGGTCATATACGTGGATAGATCAATCATTATTCCCCGTTGAATTCCCGTGGGAATCTGCGTCATACCAGGCTGGATATTGGGGGACACCTGGAGTATTCGAAGGTGGCTCACAAACGAAAGACAGGCTGGACTTAGGAGATAATTTCTGGAACCTACTTATCGGCGCCTATCCCCCTGGGTTTGTTTGGCAGGTTATAGGTGATACTGGCGCTGCTATGCAGGAGATTATGATTCTTATGGAGCCTTACGCAGACATGCAGGAAGGGACCAGTTGGTCTCCTGAGCTCACCCAAAAATTTATTGATGTTTATACCAGTCAAAATATACCTGATTCGACCTTGATTGCTAACCCCGCTGTATCCCTTAATCCATTTCTCCGATTTGGTGCTATTGCCGACAACGTTCAGTTGACAGAAGACCAAGTGAATACTGCTATAGTAAATGCTATTAACTATACAACTCCTAGTAATGCCTAATACAGTAGCGTTCAGTCATAAAGGTGGGTATTGGAAGACACGCTATAGCTTCTATAGCTATTGCTATGCATTCCTTGACCGCCTATTCTTTAGCTTCAACCAAACCTTTGGGACGGCGCCTATATGGGAGCACAATAGTGAGACGGCAGGTCGTACTAATTTCTACAATGCGCAGGGCGGGAGTGCTATTGCTGTGACCTTCAACGAAAATGCGAGTAGCAATAAGATTTACAAAGCTTTTTCTTTGGAGTCAACCAACAACGTGAACGGCGTGTCCGTGTTGACGGTTAATGATAGTACTGTAGCTGCCCAGGCGGTAAACCCTACTGCCACCGTCTTAGAGGAGAAGGGTGGAATTATGTATGGCAGTGTCGGGCTGGATCAGAGGCTGACGGGAGCTAACGTCAAACTTGTAGGGGTGGTGCAGGGTGTGACCAATGGGGCCATAAACACTGTTGAGATACAGTTTATTGATGGAGGAGATTCGTACAACCTAGATGCTGATGGATCTACCAGATACTTTTTTGCCAATGTGCAAGACAACCCCAATGGGACTACTGCGACAACTTATTTTCAATTCAACGTTACAAACGTTATCAACCCCGTAGCATACAATAATATCCCTACTGCTCTGGCTCTAGCTCCGCTTGCAACCACTGAGTCTATCGGTACCAACGTTATATATTTTTCTGGGGGCGCGATCACACTCCCTGGTGCAGGTAATACCTACTTGTATTCTGCTACGCCAGGAGAAGTAAACGGTGAGCAGGCGCGGGGGCAGACTGTGAATGCTGTCATCACTTTAGGGGCCGCAAACTACGAATTGTACGCCTTGAATTTAGAATACGAAGAGACTGACTATGATCATCGTGATGAACGATACAATCGTAGGTCTGGCGGGGCGTCAGGAGCAAGCAAGCAAACGAGGCGTAGACAATAATTATTTACTTTTGCAATTACAATGTGGCAACTAATACCATTTGCAGTAGGGCAGACACTGGGGTATCTTGAGAATCAAGAGATCGGCAAAGAAGGTCAGGCTCTGGCTGCTCAGGGAGAAGCAGACTACGACATCACGCTAGGCAACCTGTCTCGCATCGCTGACGAGGTTGGCGTAGGGCAGCAGAGCTATAAGCTTCGCGACACGTACTACCAGGTGGCAGAGGAGCTATCTAAGGCGGGGGTGGCTGATGCCGATGAGCTCGCATCTCAGATGATGGCGGGCATTGGTGATGCCCGTGAGGAGATGGCTGCTGTAGGTAAAGTCAGCGATCTAATGAAGGGCAAGCGCGATGCACGCCTAGAGGGTGCGATGCTGAAGCTGCAGGGGGAAGCTGGTTTAACTAAGCGCAGTGAGGGGTTGGAGGATGTCAAGCGTGGCATGGAGTTCAACATCGCTGACACCAGGGAGCGTGATCTGGCCCGTATCAATACGGGTATGGACGCATACTTTGGATCTAAAGCTGCCACTGCGGAACAGTTTGCTGCTGCAGGCAACACCTTGAGTTCATCACTCATTGCCGCTTCAGGTACGCCTGATCAACGGGCACTAGCTAGAACGCAGCGTCAGGGCGGCGGAGGTGCTGATGGTGCGACAGAAGAATATGCACCGACGTATGACCCAGCGGATTTTGAAAAATTTGGTACTGGTTCGTCTAGTCCTGGTAAAGTAAGTCTTTACTCAGGTCCGTATCAAACTGATATGGCAAACCCCTTGGAAGCCATGACCAACAAAGAGCTGGCGAATGCTTTTCAGGGGGCGGATCTAGAGGATGTCATTCGTGATCAAGGCTTTGGATGGAACACCTACGGGGTTGGATCTATGGGCAGTGTTGATGACTTCCAAAATTTCACTGGCATCTTGCCTTACGGGGGGTATCAATTCCGTCAGGGCGGCTACATCGCCGAGGGTGGCGGTGTAACTGAAGGGGAGTTTAGTCACGACACAAACAAGAAGGCCATCATCGACGAGGAGAATGGACAGAAAGAGGGGGAGCTAACAGGTGGTGAGGTCGTCTTTAATCCAGAGCAGACTGATAAAATCGAGGACTTCATTGAGTCTCGTGATGCGAATGGCTTGCTGGGCTATATGAGCATGCTGTTCTCCTTGCCGCAATTTCAACAGGCATGAGGTATACAGGCAAGATCGCCATACCTGACTTGACTAAGGGGATGGAGCTCATCCCCCAGGCATACATAGCACGCAACAAACAGTACGCGGCGAACAGGAAACAGCAGGCTGCTGCTTTAAAGGCAGCCAACGAGGCCCGCGCAAAAGCGTTGGGGGAGCTTGGAGGTATCGATCAGGACTATCACCCGTTCTTCAAACCATATATCACGCAGGAGTGGGACCGCTTTCGTACTGAGCGCGTACCTCAGATTCTATCCATGGATCCCAGTGTCGCACCGAGTATGATGAAGATAGAGTACGAGAACTTTATTAAATCGGCGGACAAGTACCTAGTTGACCAGGATATGATTGCTGCGTCGCATGACTACGCCAACTTTATTGACCCTCAATCCGAAGCGTACAACACTATGCAATCGAGCCTACCTGCAGACCGCAGGTTGAATGCAAGTATGCAGGAGTTCCAAGAGAAATGGAACTATCAAACGAAAGGCTTGATGCAAAACCCTCACGTTGTGCGCAACAATGATGGTAGTTTCTCTGTCATGGGGATGGATGTAGACCCAAAGACTGGTGAACCTATGGACGGCACTGAGATCGACGGGCGCATGGCGCGACACTTCAATGATAAAAGCTGGTTCACCCCCAGCACTATGCGTGTAGCCCCACGAGACATGGAGGATTTGGCGGAGAACTTGGTCTCTGCTCGCATGGCTCGGAACCTCCCCTTCAATTGGGACGACATCAGCCGCGATTACACTCGGCACTGGAGGGACCCTATGGATTTCAGTACAGTCAATCGTGAGTCAGAGCAATATGAGTGGCGACTCATGGCAGCAGAACAGATAATGGAACGGCTGCGCGACCCAAACTATAAGTACTTTGATTCCACAGCAGCAGCGATGCCTGATGAAGTACTGATTGAGATGTTTGACTTGGATAAAGAGACTATGGAGCAGCAGCCAACTCTGGCTCAGAACATCATGGGTTCACTACAAGAAGTATGGGACACAGACTACAAAGAGCTGATTGAGTACAAGTATAAGTCTCGTAGCGGCGGGTCAACCCCTGACGATCTTCGTCCTGGTGCGGGTCCAGCGACTCTCAAGATTGCGAACATTGATACTCTGGCAGGGGATGTAGACTTGAACATTGCTAAGTTGGCATACCCCAGTATTATCACTAGCGATGTGACTGCTCAATCACTGAGGGACACTGACGTCCATGACGCTAAGGAGTTCCCCGTGAGGTACCA